AATGGTGGAGTTGGAAGATAAATTTATTGATCTGGCATTCGGCATGGTACGCGTGGCTGATTTGGACGCTGCTGACGTTAAATCTTACATCCGCTATATTACTGACCGTCGCCTCATCAGCCTTGGCCTTAAGGGAATTATGAAAGTTAAAAAGAATCCTTTACCATGGGTGGAGGAAATGATTAATGCTCCAACGCATACCAACTTCTTTGAAAATAGAGTAACAGACTATGCAAAAGGTTCTTTGAGTGGTGATTGGTCTGACGTGTGGGGAAAGGCTGCATAGGAGTTTAAATGGACATTTTAACAGTTAGAAAACAAATGAATGATTTAATGAATCTCGATCAAACTTTTGTTAACGCTGTCTCACGAAAAACTTGGCAGAAAACTAAAGTCATTCCATACATTATGGCAAACTTAAAAGATATTTTCGCTGACACTGAGGGAAACGGCGAATATCTTCCATCAAAGAACATGGCTTCTTCTCCTTTTGCTTTTTGGTTACTAGTGCAACACATGGACATGTTTCCTCAAGAACAGGAAAAGTTTTTTCGTGAGTTTGCTAAAAAATTCCCAAAACACTCAAAACTAAAATTTTTGAAAGACAGAGTAGCTGTAAACAAGAAAATTATAGAACTTGCAAAAAAGAATACCTATTATGATAAAAACGGTAAAAAATTACTTCATCCGACCGCTGATGTAAGAGATCCTACAAAATTCTTGGATGCAGATATAAAAAAATTCAAACCCACTTCTGCATCTCAAGCATTACAAAACGCAAAAAAATGTGGAAATACACTTTTGGTGCAGGCAATTGAAACTGCGCGACCTAAAGTTACAACCCAACCTTCTTTTTTTGGAAAAGCTTAAAAATGACGTTTAAACTAACACCACATTATAAAAAATCTGCTATGGATGATAAAAATTGGGGAAAGGCGGCATAATTGCATCCAAATGAATTACAGCAAATAATAGAAAATAGATTAAAAATATGCAATTGTTGCTCAGAATATAACAGACAAATGAAAATCTGTGAAAATACTGGTATGTATATGCCTGCCTATATAAAATATAAACATAGAAAATGTCCTCTTGACAAATGGCAACCGATAGTAATTATTCAGAAATAAGAAGGAATATTTGTTCCGAGTGTGAGCACCTAAAAGTTATAGTAGGAGTAAAAACTTGTGGTGTATGTGGCTGTGTTATTTGGATGAAAACACAACTTAAAAATACAGAATGTCCAATAGGTAAATGGGAAAAAATTAATGAACACAATACATGATGCGCATATGGCAACTGCTGAAAACTATGCCAATTTATCAAAGGCTAAAAGATTAAAAGTAGGTGCTATAGTTGTTAAAGAAAATAGAGTAATTAGCATTGGCTATAACGGAACACCTGCAGGATGGGACAATGAATGCGAAAACGAAATTAGAGAAGATAGCTTCTATGTTATTGATCCTGGCGGTCCTCAATATCCATGTTCAAGCATTCGCCTTGAAACGAAACCTGAAGTCATTCATGCAGAAGCTAATGCCATCGCTAAACTTGCTAGATCAAATGAGAGCGGGTTTGCTGCTGATATGTATATTACTCACACACCTTGTTTCGAGTGTTCCAAACTTATACATATTGCAGGTATAAAGAAAGTTTACTATAGAAATCAATATAGAACATTAGATGGATTGGAGTTCTTAAAAAAATGTAATATTGAGGTTGAGAAAATATGAATGACAATAAAAAAATCTACGGATTTACATGTTCAACATTTGATTTATTTCATGCAGGCCATGTAGTAATGTTAGAAGAAGCAAAGAAACAATGTGACTGGTTAATAGTAGGAATTCAAACCGATCCAACTATTGACAGACCTGTGGGTAAAAATAAGCCGGTACAATCTATTATAGAAAGGCAAATACAAGTTTCAGCTTGCAAATTTGTTGATGACATTATAGTATATAATACTGAAAAAGATTTAGAAGATATTCTAATGACTTTTCCTATAGATGTTAGAATCATAGGAGATGAGTATAAAGATAAGTTTTTTACCGGTAAAGATATTTGTGATAAACGAGGTATAAGAATTTACTACAATTCTAGAGATCATTATTTTAGTTCCACCGATCTAAGAACTAGAGTTTTCGAGGCTGAGCTTAAAAGAAGGAATAAGGGATGGGAAGAAAATTACACTTTGAATGCGTCGAATGTGATGCAGTCTTCAAAATAAATTATGATTTAGACGAGGATTATTATGATGTAGGATTTTGTCCCTTCTGTGGATCTGAAATAGATGATGATCAAAGAGACACTTACGAGGATGATGAGAAATTTTAGAAAAAACTTGTCCTAAATGTAACGCTATACATTTCAATAAAGGAGCGTTTTGTTCAAGGAAATGTGCTAATTCCAGAAAATGGACAGATGCACAAAAGAAAGTTTTCTCGGAAAGACAAACCGCCTACATGGCAAAAGAGGAATCAGAAGATCATAGGAATAAACGAGCTCTTCAGATGCAACTTTTACATAAGGCAGGTCTTACTCCTTATTCTAAAATTGAGGAGAATCCTGAAGATGTCATGACAAATCCAGATGAATACTATTTTGCACCTCCCTTTGATCCAGGCAGGGGGTATGATATAGATGATGGAACATTGTGGGAGGAAGTTGATCGTTTATAAATACTAATTTGATTGGTGTTTATATGTGGTTATATAATAATAAAGTATTATTTGAAATTCCTGCTAACGCGTATGGTTATGTTTATTTGATCACAAACAACTTAACTGGTAAAATGTATATCGGTAAAAAGTTATTCTGGTTTCGCAAAACTAAAGTAATTAAAGGTAAAAAGAAAAGAATCAAGGTTGAATCTGACTGGAGAGATTACTGGTCATCATCTGACGAAGTTAAAGCAGATATAAAAGCAATTGGTGAGATTAATTTTAGCAGAGAAATACTACATATATGTCAAAATAAAGGAACATGTAATTATCTTGAGGCAAAAGAACAAATGCTAAGAGGTGTACTTGAGTCCGATCTGTATTATAATGCACAAATTCAATGTAGAGTTCATCGAACACACATTAAAGAAACTTTGAACAAATCTTAATCTAATCTTCATCTTATCTGGGTGGTCTGTAAGAATAAATATTTTATGAGGGTTAAATTTATTAGGAAAAATTATGAAAAAAATATTAGCTATTATTTTGGGTCTATCTTTTGCAGCATTTGTTAATGCTCAAACAGTTATTACGGGGGCAGGTGCTACCTTCCCTTATCCTATCTATGCTAAGTGGGCCGAGGCATATAATAAAGTATCAGGAAATCAATTAAATTATCAGTCCATAGGTAGTTCTGGCGGTATCAGGCAAATCAATTCCAAGACTGTAACCTTTGGTGCCACTGACGCACCAGTTAAAGGAGAAGACCTTGATAAACTCGGACAAGTTCAATTTCCTGCTATTATCGGCGGCACAGTTCCTGTGGTCAATCTTGAAGGCTTCAAGCCAGGTGAACTTCGAATCACAGGACAAGTGCTTGCTGAAGTATATCTCGGCACCATTACCAAATGGAACGACACCAAACTCCAAGCATTAAATCCAGGCAAGAAGTTACCAGACCAGATTATCACAGTAGTTCACAGAGCAGATGGATCGGGTACTACTTTCAACTTCACTGATTACCTAACTGAAGTCAGCTCAGAGTGGAAAGATAAGATGGGCAAAGGTGCGGCGGTAAAATGGATTCCATCTACAGCAGTTGGCGGTAAAGGCAACGAAGGCGTTGCTGCTAATGTGAATAGAATCAAGGGAGCAATTGGCTACGTAGAATATGCGTATGTTAAGAAAAATAATATGAATTTTATGCAACTGCAAAACAAATCAGGTAACTTTGTTAGCCCAGATGACGCGACATTTGCAGCAGCTGCTGCAGGTGCAGACTGGTTCAGTGTCCCCGGCATGGGGCTGAGCATCGTAAATCAGGGCGGCAAAGAAACCTGGCCTATTAGTACAGCATCATTTATTATCATGTACAAGGAACCTGCCGATAAAAAGGCAAGTGCCGAGGTTTTGAACTATTTTGATTGGTCTTTTAAGAATGGCAAGAAATTGAGTGAGGATCTTGATTATGTCCATTTACCAGAAAAATTACAGAATGAAATTAGAACTCGTGTTTGGAAACAAATTAAAGTAAACTAGGAGAATTAAATGCGATTACAAGAACTAGCATCAAGATTAGTAGTTGTAGAAACCAAACTAGCCACTCTCACAGGAGTGGAACCTAATACTTCAAGCCCAACTAGTATTGAAGAATTAGATTCAAGACTTTCGGTTGTTGAAGTTCAAGTTGATCGTCTTTTAGCTGAGAAAGCAGAAAGACAAGTAGCCGAAGTTGTAGCAGCACCAGCAGATAAAGCAACAGTTTCTGTTGCTGATATTGTTGCATTGTCAGCAAGTTCTAATGTTCCTCAGGCAGCTGATATCGTAGCAGATGTTGTTGCTGTACAAATGGAAGCTCCAGCTATCCAAGATCCTGAAGTTGCTGCTATAGTTACTGCAGCTATTAAAGCTGTAGTTAATGCGGATCCCGAAGTAGTTACAGACCCAGAAGCTGTTAGATTACTTATTACCGATGTTGTTTCCCAGATGCCTGCACCATCAGCAGATGTAGAAGAAAAGGTAGCTGCTGCTGTTGCTGAAGTTGTGTCTGCTGCTACTGGAGAAGATGTTACTCCTGAAGTACATGCAGAAATTAGGGATGCTGTTATTACACAATCAGATGCAGCTTTAGATGCAATTGAAGCTCGTTTGAATGCTGCAGAAGCAAAAGTAGATAGTCTATTGGGAAAGTAATAAAGAAGTTCAAAAAATGGTTACGTAGTATTTTTCAATAAGGAGCATTATCTATAATGCACTATAGATCAATCTTTATATCTGATGTTCATTTGGGTAGCAAAGGTTGTAAAGCAGAAATATTAGTAAACTTTTTGAAGAACAATACAGCCGAAAAATTATATTTGATTGGTGATATTGTTGATGGTTGGAAAATACAACAGAACAAGTGGGCTTGGAAACAAGCCCACACCAACGTTGTACGTAGAATTTTAGGCCATGCTAAACAAGGTACCGAAGTATTTTATATAGCAGGTAATCATGACGAGTTTCTTCGTCCCATGATACCCTATGGAATATCTTTCGGAAGAATCAGTATTTTTAATCAAACATCTCATACAGGATTAGATGGTAAAAAATATTTAGTTGTACATGGTGATCTATTTGATGGTATTACAAGATTGGCCCCCTGTATCAGTTTTTTAGGAGATAAGGCCTACGATGTACTACTTGTTCTCAATACCAATTTCAATCGCTGGAGACATAGATTTGGATTCGGTTATTGGAGTCTTAGTCAATTTCTTAAACAACGTGTTAAACGTGCCGTGGACTTTGTTTTTCAGTTTGAGCGTAATCTTGTTGACTATGGTCGCAAGCGTGGTTTTGACGGAGTTATCTGCGGACACATCCACAAAGCAGAAATCAAAGAAATAGATGGATTTGCCTATATGAACGACGGAGACTGGGTTGAATCATGCTCGGCATTAGTAGAACACACTGATGGTAAATGGGAGATAGTTTACTGGACAAAGGAATTACCAGATGTGGATACTATTTCTCATAGTAGTTAATATGTATGATCCAACTGATATCCCTGGTAAAATACAGTTACAGTTTAAAGATCAACAAAGTTGTGAGTATGCTCTACAAAATATGACTTCCTGGGTCAAATTTCCTTGGTTTAAGGTCGAAGGATCATGCAAAAAACAATCTTAATAGTTACAGACAATTTACCGGATCAGATAAATGGGGTTGTCACTACATATAAAAATATTGAAACGTATGCGATTCGCGATGGTTATAGCTTTGTTTATATTACTCCCAATGAGTTCAGCTACATTGATTGCCCTATCTATAACGAAGTCAAGATTGCCTATCCAAGGAAGATGGGCCAGAAGATTGAGGAGATCGGTGCGGATTTTATCCATATCGCCACAGAGGGTCCTTTGGGTTTGTGGGCTAGAAAATATCTTACAAAACATAATATTAGGTACAATACTGCTTATCATACTAAGTTCCCTGAAGGATTGGAAACCCTTCTTGGAATTCCTGAGTCTATTACCTGGCGTTACATAAAATGGTTTCATAAACATACAGGTAAAGTTTTAACTACCACTGAATCCATGGTACAGCAATTGAAGGAAAAAGACTTGGTCGCTGAGATAGTACCTTGGACTCGAGGTGTTGATAGAACTATTTTCAATGATTCATTACGAGAAAAATCTAAAAGAGATATAAATTTAATATGTGTCAGTAGAGTTAGTAAAGAAAAAAATCTAGATGATTTTTGTAAACTAGATTATTTTCATGCTACCAAATTTGTGGTAGGTGACGGCCCTTACAGAGAAGAACTAGAAGAAAAATATCCAGATGTAAAATTTGTTGGATATAAAACTGGTAAAGATTTAGCTTACTATTATGCTAATGCTGACGTGTTCGTATTTCCAAGTCGTTGGGAAACTTTTGGTATTGTAATGATTGAAGCGATGGCATGTGGTACTCCTGTTGCAGCATATCCTGTACAAGGACCTAAAGATGTTATTGAACATGGAGTAACTGGATTTTTAAGAAATGATTTAAAGTTAGCCATAACAGAATGCCTAACTTTAGAAAGACAAGGTGTTTTAGAAGCAAGTAATAAATGGTCCTGGGAAGATGCTTGGAAAATATTTAAAGATAACTTAACATCTATTAATTAAAATGAAATTAGAATTAAATTCTAGTAACTTGCAAAGTGTATAAATAATTAAAAGACAAGGAAACTAAATGCTTTATTTTCATCAACCCCGCAGTATTAGCAAAGATTATGGCTCAGAGCCAGTATCTTTTGCCAATATCAATACATGGAGATTGCGAGGGTAGGTGATTTATAGAGCAGCTAAAACACCAAAACCCTCGCAACCCAAAGTTCCGAGGGTTTTTTGTTCTAATTTTGAATACCCAAGCATTTGACACGGAATACTTTAGATGTTAATATTAGACCAAGTTGACGATACGTCGTTAATTATAGATGTTCATTAACAAATTAGCGTACCAGTACCAGGTTAGCTCAGTTGGTAGAGCAAACGATCGATAATCGTTGGGTCAGTGGTTCGAGCCCACTACCTGGTACCATATTGAAGTGCATTGAGATAAGTCAGTGTGTTTCAATATGGTAATTCGGGGGATGGGACTGCTTGGGGTGGTCGCTGCACTTGCAATGCAGATATTCAGATCGGTTCGATGCCGTTATCCTCCACCAAAGAATATGGTTCCATAGTATATCGGCGAGTATAGCGCCCTGTCACGGCGCAGGAACGGGTTCGAATCCCGTTGGGACCGCCAGTATTTGCGGGTATAGCTCAGCGATAGAGCAAGATGCTTTTAACATCGAGGTCGCAGGTTTGATCCCTGCTGCCCGCACCAAATATGCACCGTTCGACTATCGGTTAGGTCGCCACCCTTTCAAGGTGGAAAGATGGGTTCGATTCCCATACGGTGTACCAAGATGCACAGCGTCGCTTTACGCTGTGGCGAGACGGCTTCCCCAGTTGCAACTGGATCCACGAAGTGGGCTTGCGAGCGCCTCTCAAACCGCGACTAGAGTTCTCCGCAAGAGAACATAGCAAGATTTATGCCTTCTTAGTTTAACTGGAAAAATAAATGACTTCCACTCATTAGTTATCGGTTCGATCCCGATAGAAGGCTCCAAA